TCTTACTTTTCTTCTTCTTAACTGACATATGCTTAGTTACTTGTACTTCTTCCACTTCTTCTTTAGGATTTACTGCCTTATCAAAATGTTCGATAGTAAGTTTATCATCTGAACCAGTTTCTTCTTTCCATCTCTCTACTCTTTCATTATCTCTTTCTGATGGTTCAAAAAACTTCTTTATCTTATTCCACATCGCAATCTACATTCCTGTTAAATTGTACACATTGCCAATAAGGTCTTACATAATCACGTTTATAACTATTTGTACCTTTGTATGGCTTTTGATCAACAGTATAGCCTGTAAGAACTGCCGGAGAACTACAAGCTGAAAGTAAAAAGAATATTAAGCTAAGTCTTACCATTCATGTGTTCCTCATGTTCCTGATCTCTTTTGTCTTTAAACCAGTAATCGGTGATTTTGACAAGTATTGCAACATACGTTCCCACAAGGATATTAACCAGATCACGACTCGCTTCTTTAACTTCTGAGAAAAATAATAACCAGAGCAAAATAACAAACGTAATTGCATTGGCAACCGATATAATGAATCGCGCCCAGAAATTAAGTAGTTTCCTATTCTCCAGTGCATCTCCACCGCCACCGAATAGAGTTTTGTGGTGTTCATCTGTTTGTCTTTCATCCATTTATTCATGGTTTAGTAGGCCATGTTATATCGTCTGGATCAGAATTATCCTGTGGTACTGATCTCAGTTTAGATCGGTAGGTTTTCATATCCGCAGATAAAGTATTATCTCCTAATGCAAGATAGTCTGTCTCTGCTAACTTACTGTTTCTCTCACTCCTTACATTATCCCACTTATCTGCCAGTAGCCTAGCATCCTTTGCTGTGTCATCTCCTATGAAGTGAGACTTAACACCCTCTATTTCTGAATCCCTTTTGGAAGCATAGTATTTAATGTTGTATGTTGTTCTTTCTAATGTGTTGGAAACATAATCATCTAACTGCCCAAGTCTTTTTTGAACATCTTCATCAGTACATTCAACAATGGTAAAATCCTCAGACGGATAGGTAACTACAGGGGGATCACCAGAAGTTATTGTCTCAATCCAAGCCCAATACTCAGGTTTGGTCATACCTTTAGACTTTTTCCTGCATTGCCATTCTGTTTCGTGAACCGATTGGATTACATTTGATTTATGAGATATAAACATCTAATCCTTTCTTAATCTTTTTATTTCAAAATAACCATTTTCGTGAGTACCTAATATTGCACCATATACTTGAATATAATCTCCTCTTTTTAACTCAACTCTACCCCAAAATGAAACTGCCGCAGTAACATTTGCATTATCGTTCATATAACTCATACCAATATCATGACCATTCTTTCTAATTTTTGCATAATCACTATCTGAAATAGAACTATTAAAATGATACTGGCATAACATTTCATACCAACCATCAACTAGACAAATCATTCTATCGTATGCGATTGCAAAATCCTTATTAAAAAGTTCTCCCATACCATTCTGTGAACTATGTCTTTTTCCTCTCCATTCATCCCAAATAATAGTACCTAAAGAAGTTTGACCATCATCTTTAGCACAAGATACAACTATATTTGAAAGGTAACTCGTATCTCTAGTAACCTCATCCCAAGTCTTTCCGTCTGGTGTAACCACAAGATTAGTCTGTTCCATATTCCTATCGCCACCTACCAACTCATGTAGGTAGGGCGTTTCAAAGCTCTGGTAATGGGAAGATGTGTGGATTGGAGTTGCTATATCTATAGCATCAAGATCACCATCAGTTGATGCTTTATTTTTTGATTTAAAAGTATAAAGTCCTAAAGTTTTTGCACTATTCATTTTTGTGCAAGCTCCATAAGATGAACCGACAACAGTTTGTGCTTCTGCACTACCTCCATCGACATAAATTTGTCTCCTATCTCCATATCCATTTGCTTCCATTATTGTTGCAAATGCTGGTAAATTCCCTTGAAAAACATCGGCAGAAGGTGTACTCCCTGCTACGACTTGAAACCCAGTATTTTTAAGAACATCTATAGCTAAAGCTGGAGTTCCACTTGAAGCATCATAGAATATATCTCTGCTTGCAGAAATTCTTCTTACACCTTTTGAAATATTTGGTACATCACCAGTAGAAGTAGCTACATAGTCTGCAAACAGGCAGTAATCTGCCAGCACTACAGCATCTTCAGGGATTGGTGGGCGTTTGGGTTGATAGATGTCACACCCCTCAAATGAATATAAGGTTCCAGTTTGAACATCAACACCGTCAATAGTAACCGTATGAGTTCCTCCCCTAGTGATTTTCAAAATATGAGAACCATACGGCAAATTTTGTGCTACATAAACTTTAGCATCTGTTGATTCTATTGATCTAAAAGATATACCAGTACCAATAAAAGTGAGATGAAAATATCGATTTGCATTTGCAAGTTTCATTACTTCATAACTACCACTTTTTGCCACATCGTAAGCAGATAAAGACGTTAATCCATCATCCATCACATAGGCAATATTGTCATCAGTATTAAGCATACTTGCATCTGCATAATTAGCCCCACCAGTTCCTGCATTTGCACCTCCGTTCCCGAACTCTCTCCAATGGAAGGTCTTGGCAACCTCAGAGAGTGAATGATCTATTGTACTTGTATTGAAGTTAATAGTTTGATCATTTGCATTTCCTAAAGTATGAGCACTAGATGCTGTACCACCAATATTCTGAGCATTCGGTGGCATCATTGTAACAGAGGTCTTGATATTACCAGAACTATCTACCCACTTGACAACCCTACCACCATTGAAAGGTCTATAATATGTAGAACTAGATAACCAATTAGCCATACCTAATGATGTATCTGTATCAATTAATGCTTGAACTGCGGCTAGATTACCAGAGGTAAAACCATTAAACGGATCGTAGTGTGGTGTTCCACTTACTGTGAACTTCTTTCCGTAAGATACTACATTCTGTGAGGGTATCTGGATTTTAGATTTGTTTGCAGTTGAAGATGTGTCTTGTGCAATTAGTTCAAACTTAGAGAAAAAGAAATAAAAAGCAGAAGGATCAGCAATAGTAAGTCTTAACGTGTGTATTCCTAATGTTGTACTTCCAACAGGTACTTCCTTTAAAGCAGTAGCATCTACAAACCTGTTATAAATAGGAGTTTGAACAGTAGTCTCAAAACTAAGTTGCGTTCCTGTATCCGTTCCATCAATTAAAACATCAATATTATTTGGGAAGTCATGATTAGTAAAAGATGACCAATTTGCATGACTAAAATATCCTGTAACTTCAATATAATTATTAGCATTACTTACGTTAGCTAGATATGGAGCACCAGTAGCATTTTTATCATTCCTAACTGTCCAATCATTACCAACACACCTTGCCCATTCTCTACCATCCATTGAATAAACTTCAGCACCATGTGTTGCAGTTTCTTGTTCTAATAATTGTAAACTACTACAACGATGCCTCTGGCTACCAAAATGAGCACCAATTCTTGGGTCTTTAATAGGCTTGCTTCCCTTTATGTCTGTGTAGTAGTAGCTTCTTCCGTCAGTATGTGCAGTACCATAGGTGTAAGAGCCACCAAGTGCAGTACCATTCAAGTCTTTGCCAGCAACCGCAGGGTACAGAACACCAGGAACTATGTGTGGAACACTCTGGAATCCCAATGCAGTTTCGGCAGCATTTAGTTCCGTTTGAGTAGCTAAATCAGTTGTTTGTTTAGCGTAATCTGCGATTGTTCTTGCTCTTGTCATAATTTATTCCTTATTCTGGTTTTATAGGCCATGTTACACCTGTTAAATTTCCATCTTTATCAAGTTTTGGTGTTGAATCACTTGGTAAATCTCTTAGTTTTTTTCTATACTCTTTTTGTTTATCAGACATTTCAATTCCTGAATTACCCCACCAATCTGTTTCTGCGAGTAACATATTCCTATCAACCCTCATTTCTTGAATTCTTTTATCTAAATCACTAAGACCTTCTTTAAACTCGACAGGCTCTCCGTTACCTCTTCTAATTTTCAAAGTCATGTTCTAACTCCATATACTGTTATGTGACTTCCATCCCTTAGAGTACTGGAACAATATGCAGTTATTCCTTCCCAGCCGGGAGCCGTCCCTGACCATGCACCAGACCATTGACCTCCTACTAAATGATCAGTACCATGAAGAAAGCTCACATTGCCTTGTGCATATATATTCCTTGAAGTATCCCTTGCTCCATATACCCAAAGTGATGCTTCGCATCCCCAAGCTGTTGAGTTATGACAATTAGGAGTAAGATAATTTTGAGCCGAATTTAACCCAGCAAAAGTATAACTAGTACCATCCCAATCAATTCCTACAAATGTATGTTGGTAGTTGCTTGTTCCATCAGCACTCCCATCATTAATCCACCTCATTTTTACATCATGGGTACTTGTAGAAGGTGTGATTCTAATTTGAACAAAATAACTATCAAACTCATCGGAAAAACAATTAGGTACAGTCATAGTGTCACTATCGGCAGTTACCCATATTTTTTTCTCTATAAATTCTAAACCAGCCCTAGCCCCAACATCCCCTGACTTACTCCTTGCTCTATTAATTACTCCACTCATAATTAACTCCTATGCGTTGTTTTGGTCAATGAAGGTTACAGTAACATCATAATTTGAAGATGCACTATTAGGTGTAAGTTGTAATTTCTGTGATACAGGACTACCATTGCTAGGATCTTGATCTGCTATTGCATTTTGATCATCCACACTATTCATTGCTCCTGAAAAATCTGCTGGTTCACATCCATTAAAACTGAATTTATCGTTCCATACAAAAGTTGCTGTTTCAGAAATAACCTGTCTAA